CTCACGGAGAAGCTCTGCGTGGGCGCGACGGTCAGCGTCGAGGCCGCCACCAGAGCGGCCGTGGCGTTCTCCGTGACCAGCGGAGCCACCGTGAGCGTGCTCGAGGCGGTCAGCGCGACGCTGACGGCGAAGGTCTGGGACGGGGCGACGGTCAGGGTGCTCGTCGTCGACAGGCTCACCGTGGCGGGCACGACGCGCGTGCCCGTAGTGGTGAGGGTGCCGGCGGCGGTCAGCGCGACCGAGGCCGCGACGCCCACGAACGCCGACGCCGTCAGGGTGCTCGAGCCGGAGAGGTTGACCGCGCCGTTCTCGGTGACCAGGCCCGCGATCGTCAGGGTGTCGACTGCGGTCAGCGCGCACGTCGCCAGCTGGACGCGCACGGCGGCCGCGGTCAGCGTCGAGCTCGCGGTCAGGGCGACCGTGACGAAGTTGACGTCGGTACCAGCGGCCGTCAGCGTCGAGGTCGCGCTCAAGGTGGCCGTGACGAAGTTGATGTCGGTGCCGGCAGCCGTGAGCGTGGAGGTCGCGCCCAGCGCTACTGCGCCGGCGAACGTCTGGGTGACGGTGCTGCTCAGAGTGCTCGTGGCGGACAGGGCGACCGTCGCGAAGCGCGTGATGAAGTCCGTGACCGTCAGCGTCGAGGCCGCCGTCAGGGCCTCGGTGTTGAAGCTGGTCGCGAAGCCCGTGGTGGTCAGGGTCGAGGCCGCGGTCAGGGCGACCGTGGTGAACCGGGTGATGAAGTCGGTGGTCGTCAGGGTGCTCGCCGCCACCAGGGCGGCCGTGGCGTTGATGGTCGACCCGCCGCCGGTCACCGTCCCGGTGGGGGACAGCGTGGCCGTGGCGGTCAGCGCGACGCTGGCCGCGAAGGTCTGGGTCGGGGTCGCCGTCAAGGTCGAGGCTGCGGTCAGGGCGACGACGGCCGGACGAATGACTGTCGGGGTGATGACCGGGATGACGTGGACCTCGTCGATCCACATGGAGAAGTTCGCGGTGCAGTAGCCGCCGTACTGCAGCGCGACCAGGCTGGGGTTGGCCGCGTCGTAGTTGTTCTCGACAGCGATGTCCTGCCAGGCGTCGTTGCCGGTGAGGTAGACCGCGTTGTAGCCGATCCCGTGGCTGTCGTAGAGCCCGAAGGCGAACAGCGATCCGCCGGTGGGGATCCACACCTTGGCCGAGATGCGGTAGCGCTGGCCGTCCACCAGCTTGCCGACGGTGGGCCAGCTGGCGTTCGAGTAGTAGCCCGTGGTGACGAAGTCGACCTTCAGCGCCTTGGCGCCGGCATAGGCGTGGGTGCTGTCCGCGGTGAGCACCGCCGGTGTCCCGATGCCGCCCGGGACCCAGGTACCGACACCGCCGTCGAAGGTGGAGTCGTCGCCGGTCACCAGGTTGGCCACGCCCAGGCCGGGGTAGGTGCTCGCGCCCGGGTAGGTGCTCGTGCCCGGGAACATGCCCGGCGTGCTCGAGCCCAGCGAGGAGGTGGCGGACAGCGCGATCAGGCCGTCCTTCTGCAGCGCCCCGGTCGTGGTCAGCGTCGAGCTCGCGGTCAGCGTGGCGGCGCCCGGCACCGTGATCGCGTACTTGGCCTTGAGGTAGAGCTCGACCTCGACCACATCGGCGTCGGACAGCGCCGTGTTGTAGACCAGCACCTCCGCGATGTAGCCGTCGAAGGTGCCGCCCGAGGTGCCCGTGGGCCCCGAGCCCACGCTGACCGGGACGTTGGCGCTGATCGTGTCGGTGTTCCCGGTGGCACCGACCAGAGTCGACGGGCCGACGAGCGTCGCTCCGTTGACCCGGATCTGGCCGTAGCCGGTGCCGGCGTAGTCCAGGCGCGAGGCGAACACCGTGGGGGTCGTGTAGGTGGTGGTCAGGCCGGTGTTCTGGCTGAGCAGGCTGTCGGCCGAGAGCCGGCGCGCCCACATCGTGAGGTAGCCGGTGTTGAAGTCGAGTTCGATGCGGTCGTTGACCCCGGAGTCCTTGGAGACGTGCACCAGGACCGGGTACTGCCCGGAGTTCGTGACGTGCACCGCCACCACGAAGATCGAGGCGCCCGGCACGCTGTTGAGCAGGTTCATCGTGTTCTGCAGGTCGTCGTTGGACGAGCGCACGAACAGCACGGAGGCGTGGGAGCCGTCCATGGCGGTCTTCTTGAGCAGCGGGGCGTGCACGGCGGAGGTCAGCGCCGTGCCCTTCATCCTGTCCTTCCAGGACGTGACGCTGGCGTTGTCGGCCACACCCTGGCTCACCAGGTCGTCGGCGGCCAGCCACAGCCCCAGGGAGGTGCGCGCGGGCACGTCGAACAGGTCGATGTTGCCCGAGGCCGCATCGGTCTCCCACGACTGGACGCGCTCGTTGCGGAGCTCGTCCTCGCGGAACCAGGGGATGCCCTTGCGGCCTGCACCGGCGATCGCGCGCCGGATCCCGAACTGCCCACGACGGGCCACCTAGATCACCCGTAGGCCATGTTCAGCGTGCCGGTGATCGACGGCGCCGTGGTGGTGGTCCCCAGCCACATGAGGCCCAGGGTCGCGTTGTCGTAGATGCGCGGCAGCGAGAGCGTGTCGTCGAGGAAGGAGATCTCGTTCCACTGGTTGGCCAGCAGCGGGAGGGCGGCCAGACGCTTGATGATCAGGAAGTTGGCCGTGCCGGCGGCGGCCGCTGTGCCCACGGCCAGGGTGGAGGCGGCGATGATGCCCTGCTTCGTGCCGAGCAGCGACAGAGGCGTCATGCAGTTGATCGCGCCGTTGGCCAGCGCCAGCGTCGGGTTGGCCGGGGCCGTGGTCACCGATGAGCCGTCCGCGGAGGTGTAGGAGTTCAGCGTGAACACCGGCGGGGTGGTGGTCGGCTGGACCGTCCACTCCAGCCAGGCCTCGTTGGCCACGCCCGCGGTTGAGCCCAGGTGGTCCAGGGCCGCGCTCGAGATGGTCTTGTTGCCGGTCGAGGACACCAGGATGCCGGACACGCCGGCCAGGCGGTCGTAGAGCACCAGGGTGCCCGCCACCTGGCTCACAGCGCCGAAGGAGAGCAGCTGGCGCTGGTCGGTGGAGACGTCGGCGTTGTACATCGAGCCCAGCACCGGGCTCGTGGTGTCCGAGGCGTAGGCCACGCCGGGGGTGGCTGCGGGGTCCGCGCCGGCACCGGGGTTGCCGGTGCCCTTCCACAGCGAGTGCCAGATGCCGACCACGGGCGCGGTGGCGCCGACCTTGGCGAAGTTCCAGGTCTGCATCTTCCCGTTGGTGCAGATCTCGTTGATGATGTCGTCGCGCGAGACGAAGGTCATGTGCCTCTCCTACCGCATCCGGAACCAGTCGCAGGCGACCTGGGCGGACGCGCCGTTGATCTGGTTGACGCCGAAGCCGATCTGGTCCGGGGTGAAGCTCAGCAAGCCGGTGATGTTGTAGGCCGCGAGCACCGTCGACCACGTGACGCCGTTGCCGGAGACCAGGAAGTCGAAGCTGGTGCCCGAGTTCTTCCTGATCTGCGCGTAGAACGTGCTGCCGAGCCCCTGGAAGCCCTGGGCGCCGAAGGGGTGGCTGGCGTCCACCGTGGAGCTCGAGTAGTAGGCGATCTCGACGCTGCTCGCGTTCTGCTGGTGCATGACGACGAACTTGCCCGAGCTCGCCTCGCGCAGCAGGAGCCCGGTGAGCTGGTAGGAGCCGCCGATCTGGCCGGTGGTCAGCAGCTTGGTGGTGGCTACCCAGGTGGAGTTCGCGCCCGACAGCGAGCGCACCAGCATCCGGTAGTTGGTGCCGCTGCCCGTCTGCGGGCTGATCGCGCCGGCGGAGAGCTGCTCGAGGTAGGTGCTTGTGCCCTGGTTGGCCCACGACCACCCGGACGGCGGCGAGGTGGTGCCCGCTGCGGCGTCGAACTCCTGGTCGAAGGTCGTGAAGCTCGAGCCGTAGACGCCGTTGAACTCCGAGAGGTTGTCGATGCGGTTGCCCGAGGACCAGGCGCTCGCGATGCCGGCCTCGATGGTGGTGAGGTCCGCGGCCATCACGGGCGTGGACGTGGACGGCGAGTCCGCCCACGTCTTGCCGGTTCCGGCGTAGCCGGTCACGAACCCTCCTCAGGCCGGGGCGGAGAGACCGGGTTACGGCCGGCCCCTCCGCCGTTGATCAGGCCAGGGCGGAGGTGATCGCGCCCGAGGCGAACGACAGGGTGTCTCCGGCCGTGGTGGTCTTCGAGGTCATCGAGCCCCACTCGACGCGGATCGGCGTGCCCGTGGAGTCCCAGAGCTCGATGCCGATGATGGTGGCAGCGGGCATGTTGGTCTGGGAGAGCACGGCGTTGGTGGCCTGCGAGCCCGAGGCCGCGGCAGCCCAGTTCGCGCCGGTCGAGATGCCGGTGGCCGCCACGTACGAACCGCCGGAGCCGAGCTCGGTGCCGTTGGCGGTGGCCGATCCGTTGGCCGTCATCAGGCGGATCTTGATCGGGAACGTGATGGTCTGCGCGCCCAGGGTCGTGGTGCCCGAGGTCGGGTGCATCGCGTTGAGGATCTTGTTGGCCAGCAGCGTGGTGCCGGCATTGTCGAGAGCCATGATCAGGCCTCCTGGCTCTGAACGACCTCGTGCGCGGCGGTGAGCGCGCCCGAGAGGATGTGGTCCTGGATCTCGGCGTGATCGGTGATCGAGGCCGGGATCAGGTTGCAGGTCCCGTCCGGGCACCCCACCTTGCGGCAGCAGTCGTGATGACGCAGCTGGGTGGTGGTGTCGATGATGTCCGCGACGATCCGCGCCCTGTCCACGGAGGACAGCGTCTGGTCGTCCATCAGCTTCACCAGGTTGGCCTGGTTCACAGGGATCGCGCCCTGCGGGGCGGCGAGCATGTGGCGCGGGAAGGCGTCGACCCCGCCGCACACGTCGCAGATACGCAGGGGTCCTGCGGTCTCAGCGGGCGTCTCGGTCATCTTCACTCCTTGGTTGGTCTCCGGCCGGGGACCTTGCACTTTCAGCGTAGGGAGCCCGGCAAGGTTCAGCGGTAGCCGTACTTGGGGTCTGACTTCACGTGCGAGAGGTGCATCGCGCCGGCCGATCCTCCGGCTGCGCCGCCGGTAGCGCCGGCCAGCGTCGAGCCGGTCCAGCCGCGCAGCGTCCCGCCCGAGATGAAGTGCTCCCCGACCTTCACGCCCTCGCGCAGCGGCTTGAGCTTCTTGCCGGCGACAGTGGCTACTCCCAGGCCGACAGCGCCGCCGGCTGCTCCCGCGCCGAGCTTGGCCGCGAGGTTGCCGGCGCCCGCGCGCATCTTGTGCTTCTGGGAGCGGTCGTAGGCCTTCACCGTCGAGGCCGGCAACGGACCGGTCGCCCAGTCGGGGACGGTCTTGCGCAGCTTCGAGATCGGCGTGTGCTCGACACCGAAGGCGTTGAGCATGGTCAGTCGTCGCTGCCGGACTTCTGGCGGCCCAGGCGGCTCATGAGCTCGCTGGTCTTCTTCTTGCCACCGGTGACCGCGATGCGCTTGCTCCCGAAGACGGGCGCCCCGCCGCGGCCCTTGGCCGCGAGCTTGAGGCCGGTCTTCACCGAGCTCTTGGACACGGGTCCGTGCTGGACTCCGAAGGCGTTCATGTCGCTCCTCTTGGACACCGATCGGTTGGCCTTGATGCGCGCCTGGCGCTTGGTCTCGTAGCGCGGGTTCCACGCGCCCTTGGCCCGGTCGGCGTTGGCGGCCAGCCGGCGGCCGGTCGGCCCTGCGGCCCACGCCTCGGCGTCCTGGGTCGCCTGGCGGTCGGCCGAGAGCGCCCGCGGGGCCATCGACTCGAACACGGTGCCCGGGTTCGCGCGGCCCACCCGCTGGAGCGAGCTCTCGGTGGCGTGCAGGAAGGGGTGCTCGCCCACGAACTTGTCGCGCCCGGCCAGGTAGGCCGCGTCGTGCTGCTCGTTGTAGACCCGGTTGGCCGCGCGCTTGGCGTGGCGCAGTCTGGCGTGGTCCTGGCGGCTGTGCGCGGCCGGCTTGCCCTTGTGCTCGTGGTGGTGGCCCAGGTAGTGCTTGGAGACCCCGAAGGCGTTCTCGCTCACGCTGGCACCTTCTTGCCGAGCTTGAGCGGCTGGACCGTGGCGACGGTCTTGGTCTTCTTGGCGCGGACGCGCTTGGCCTTGACGGGCTCGGCCGGGTAGAAGTCCTCGCGGAACGCCTCGGGGTGCATCGCGTCGCGCTTGCCCTCACCGCGCCACTCGACGAACCCGCCGCGCACCAGCGCCTCGGGGCGGGTCAGGCCGGAGAGGTTGACCTGGTCCCCGATCTTGACCTCCGTGCCCTTGAGCAGGAAGTTGCGGCGAGCGTGGTACATGGGTCCTCCTGTGGCAGGGGCCGGGGTGCCCGTCTTCAGCATCCCCGGCCCCGCAAGCCGCGGTCAGGCAGCCTTGATGATCTTGTACGTCCAGGTCCTGGACGCACCGTCGATGGTGCCAGCCGTGGGGTTGGCGATGTCGACGTCCGCGCCACCGTTCTTTGCGCGGCAGCCCTGGTAGACCAGGCCGGCCTCGAGGGTCGACGGCGGCTCGAGGATCACGATGTCGGTGACCTTCACGCCGGTGATGGTGACCGAGACGCTGTTCTTGGTGCCCGTCGTCAGGGACGGCGGGTCGATCGCGACAGTGCCACGGACGATCTGCGGACCACGACGGGGGCCGCGTGCGTAACCGAGAGACGGCATGTGCTTCTCCTCCTCTGCCTGAGGGGAGGACCGGGCCCGAAGGCCCGGCCCGCCCTACGTCAGGCGACCGCCGAAGCGACGTAGACGCCCATGTCGGTGGCGACCTGCTTCATGGCGTAGGCCATGCCGCCCTCGATCGTGTCGGACTCGATGTCCTCTTCGCGATAGCGCTTGATGCGCATCCCCTGGTCGTTTCCGGCGTAGCCCTTCCAGGTGAAGGTGTAGCCCGCGGTGGGCTGCATCAGCGACGGGGCCGGGGCCACGTAGCCGAACCAGCAGGTCTTGCCGGCGGCGTCCGCGATGAAGGCGTAGGTCGCCGCGGCGTCCTGGTCCTCCGGGTCGTTGATCATCGCGCCGGAGGCCTGGGTGGCGTACATCGTGAACAGGCGCTCGACGTCGAGCAGCGCCGCCAGGAGGTCGTCGGTGATGACGCCCTTCTGGGTGTACTTGATGCGGTCGATGATGTCCGGGTGGTTCTTCAGCGCGAGGCGCACGCGCGGCCCGAGGACCAGCGTGTTGGCGTCGAAGCCGTTGAGCTCCCGGAAGTTCAGCTTCCAGGTGGCGATGTCGGTCAGCGGGTCGCTGCCCGAGTCGTTCCACTGGAGGAACTGGTTGGTCGACGGGCCGGAGGCCACGCCGGTGTAGGTCTTGGCCCAGCCCGAGCCGGAGCTCAGGAAGGTCGTCACGAAGTCCAGCTCGCGCTTGAGCAGCAGCTGGTTGGTGACGAACTCCGTGGCCTCCTTCTCGAGCTTGAAGTTCGAGTCGGCGTTGGCGCGCGTCTGGTCGTCGATGGGCTTGGCCACCGAGTAGACCTGGGCGTAGTACGTGTCGCTCGTGGTCTTGTAGTACGACCGGACGGCACGGGTTCCGGGCGCGCGCTTCTGCGCGTCCGTACGACGCCAGTCGGACTTCGTGTACTTGTGGTACAGGTCCGACTGCTTCATGACGGGCACCACCGGGAAGACCTGGGTGGCGATGTAGTCCGAGCGCTTCGGGATGTACGCGACGCTGACGTTGGTCAGCGGTGCGTTGACGTGAAGGTCGGACTGCGTGGGGTTCGGCATGACTCAGATCCCTTCTCAGCCCTTGACCCGGAGCAGGACGGTGGCGATGTTGTCGGCGGTGGCGGCTGCGATGAGGCAGACGCCCACGACCACGGCCGCGTCGCCCGGGAGGGTGGCGGTGACGCCGCGCCCCGAGGAGTCGACCTTGACCGCGTCGCCGGCCGCCAGGCCGCCGGACCCGACACGCACCTGGCTGACGCCGCTGATCGCGACGGAGCAGGCGTTGCCGAGGTACTGCGGCTTGTTCTGGAGGACGCCGACGACGACCTCGTTGGCCGCCGCGGTGGCGAGACCGCAGATGCGCGAGCCCGTCACCTTGACGAACTCGTACTGGTGGCCACCGTGGTCCGCAGGGGCGCCGGGCTGGCCCGACACACCGGTGTAGACGTTGAGGCTGCTGTCAGCGTCGAGCGTGATCGCCCGGATGCTCTCGTCGAATGCCATGTCCTACCCTCCTCAGCCCATCGCCTTGTCGGCGAGGTACTCGTCGTAGGCCTCGGGGTTCAGCTCGAAGAACTCGGCGGTCGCCTCGGCCTTGCTGATGGTCGCGCCCGACTTCGAGATGGCCGCGTCGATCGCCGCGTCCACCTGGGACATGACGTCGGCGTTGTCGGCACCGCCCACGTAGCCGACCTCCTTGAACAGCGCGGAGCCCGCGCCGGAGAGGGCCTTGTGGATCACGGAGCAGTCCGCGTCGCTCATGGTCTCGGCCATGCGCATGAGGACCGGGCCGAGCGTCTCGGGGCTGGTCGGGATGTTGTACCCCTTGGCCACCTCGACGTACTCGCGGGTGAGGCGGATGTTCTGCTCCGCCTTGGCGATCTCGGTCGCCTCCTGGAGCTGCTGCTCGAGGCTGGTGATCCGGCCGAAGGCCTTGCTCACGACCTCGTCGCGCTCGATGTCGGTCACGGCCTTGGAGAGCTCGGTGCGGAACACGTCCGCGTCGAAGCCCCGGAAGGACTTGCCGACCTCGACGAGCTCGCGGTCCTCGACCACGCTGTCGTCGTCCTCGGCGTCCGCGGGGACGACCTCGAAGGCCTCGCCGTTCTCGTCGTAGACGGTCTGGCCGAGCTCGAGCGTGTCCGGGTCGACCGGGTTGCCCTGCTCGTCGTAGATCTCGGGCACTGTGTCCTCCTCGGGAGCCCGCTTGGCGATCGCGACCCTGGCACCGGGCGCAGCAGGGACGTCCACGAGACTGATCTCGTCGATGTCCATGTCGATCACTGCGTTGACCCGTCGTGCCATAGCGACCGCCTCCTTCTGACTCAATCGTGGGCGGTACGGCAACGGGTGTTTAGATGCGAAGCGGGTCCTCGACTTCGCGTCTAGTACCGGTGCTCCCACCAGCCGTTGTAGGTCTTGCCCCCGTGCTGGCGGTGGGTGCTCACGGCCTTGGCCCCGCCGGCGAGCGCGAGCGCGCCGCCAGCGAGCGCGGCGCCCTTGAGCCCGTGCGCGCCCGCAGCGCGCAGCGCGACCGGGGCCTTCTCGCTCGAGCGCATCGCCAGGGTGCGCGACACCGCGGCGTGCTTCTCCGCGCCGTGCGCGGCCTGGTCGTAGAGGTGACGGGCGGCCGCCTCGCCCTTCTTGCGGCGCAGGATGTCGCCCGAGACGCCCCGGGCCTGCCGGGCGAAGGACTCAGCACCCACGGCGCGCTTGACCTGGTTGGTCGCGCGCCGGCGCAGCACGAGGCCCTGTGCGGCCTTGCGGCCGGCCTGACCGCCCTGGTAGACCGCGCCGCCCGCTGCAGCCCCGGAGCCGGCCGCCATGGCCCGCCCGTAGCCCTTCTCGCGCCGGTCCCGGCTGGCCTCGGAGTCGAACTGCTTGCGGGGCTTGAGCACCCAGCCCTGGTCCTTGCGCTTACTCAGCGACGCCGAGCGTGGCGCGAGCCGAAGGCCGCGCGCGCCCTTGGTCCACGCGCGGGACATCTCCTTGTCCCCCTGCTTGCGGCGTCGAGCGGCCTCGCTGAGCATCCGGTGCGTGTCAGCCGTTCCGCTGCTGGGGAACTCGAGCATCGCCATCGTGCGATCCACAGAATCACGCGCCTCAGGAGCCCACTTGGCACGTCGCGCGGCCTTGACCGCGGCGCTCTGCGAGCTCTTGCTCAGCGGCGCGGCGTGTTCCATCCGCACGTGCGTCACCGCGACGCGCTCGGACTGGCGGAACCTCGGCGTCGCGGCGCTCATGTTCATCGCGCGCATCCCTTCGGGCTTGGTGACGATGTGCAGCTCGCCGGGGATGATCCGACGCTGGTAGGTGCGGCTGACCTTGGGGATCAGCTTGGTCTTGCGCGCCGCAGCCGCATTGCGGCGGTTGCGGGTGCTCTGGTAGTCCGCGACCTTGCGCGCGATGCGCTCGTCGGGGGTCCAGCTGCTCGGCGTGCGATGGCCGACCGGCTCCTTGGTCCCGACGCGCACGAAGGTGACCCGGTGCAGCGGGCGGTCGCTCTTGGGGCTCGAGCGCGCGAGCGTGCGGATGATCCGGCTGTCCGCGACCGCGCGGGCCCGGACCGGGTTGTGCACGATCTCGTGGAGGTCCTGGCGCCCGCGGGGGTCGGCGTTCTTGATCTGGCTGACGCCCTTGTAGGTCCGGCTCCAGCGGTCCACGGTGGGACGCACCAGGCGCACGTCGCGGTTGCCCGCCACGGCCTTGTAGTAGGCGACGTGCTGGCCCACCGTGTTGCTCGAGGACGTGGGCTTCTTGGCCAGGTGCGCTGCCAGCCTCTTGGCGCGGGCGGGGTTGCCCTGCAGCCGGTTGGCCGTGCGCACCGCTCGTGCGGCGCTGATGTTGGTGACCACCGGGACGCCGTGACCCGAGGTGTCGGAGGTGCCGGCGGCCTTGGCCAGAGCGAGCACGCCGTGGTTGAGCCCGTACGCGACCGGGCGGGGATCGGTCGCCAGGTACTTCACGGCACCGCCGACCTTGGCCCGCAGCTTGAACCGCTTGCCGTGCTTCGGGCCCGCGACCCGCTCCCCGATCCGGGTGATGGTCGAGGTGACCTGGGCCGCCGTGCGCTCGCCGCGCTTGACCAGGACGCCGGGCCTGGGGCGCTTCTTGGCCTCGGCGGACTGGATCGAGGCGAAGTTGAAGCCGCTGGCCGCCCCGATGCCCGAGCCCACGATGCCGGTGTTGAGCGAGGCGTTGCGCAGCCGCTTGGCCGCGCCGTGCGCCCCCTCGCGGCTGGCCACCGCAGACGCGCCGAGCAGGCCGAGCGCGGCCAGCCCGGTCGTCCCGGTGGCGCGCGAGGACACCGCCTGCAGCTTCTTGCGGTGCCGCAGCTCGGTGTCGCTCATGCTCCGCTTGGCGAGGGTGACCATGTCAGCCCATGCGCGCGCGGCGACGCTGGTTGATCTTGTGCTGGTGGTAGGCCTCGCGCCCGCGTGCCCCGCCTGCGACGGCGGCACCGCCGGTCGCCAGTCCCAGCGCGCCGGCGGTGACAGCGTGCCGCGGGTTGCGCAGCGTCATCCCTGCAACCTGCGCGCCTTCCTTCAGGTTCGATCCGCCGACCATCTTGGCCCAGCGCCCGCTGTTGTAGAGCCCGACCAACGGCGAAGGGGTGTTGGCCGCCGCGGCCGTGATCTCCTGCGCCGCCAGAGCCGTTCCGCCCATCGACGCGGCGGTGAGACCGGCGCGCTTGGCCTTGCGGTTGCCGACCTGAGCACGCTCGCGCTGCTTGATCGTCTTCCACTCGGACTTCGCGAGCTCCTCGCGGAAGGCCTTGAGCAGGGTGCTCTTGTTGTGGTGGTTCATCGCGCCCGCGCCCACGGCGACGCCACCGAGGCCCATGGCCGCGCCACCCACGGTGGTCGCGTGGCCGGCCGCGATGCCAGCGTGCGCTGCGACCCGGTTGGTCGTGATCGGGCCGGGCTTCACCCCGAGCTTGGTGGCCTTGAAGGAGGCGATGCCCGCCTGGACCGGCTTCTTCGCCACGAGCTTCGCGCCCCGAGCGGACGCGCCGGTCTTGAGTGCGCCGAGACCGCCCTTGGCCGCGTCGACCCCGACCTTGAAGGCTTCCCCCAGCCCCTTCTCGATCGGCTCGTCCTGGAAGGCCTTGGAGACGGTCTTGGGCTTCTTGCCGCCGAGTCCGAGCGCGTTGGGGCGCTGCTTCTTGTAGCGGCCCTTCTTCTGGTTGCCCATGACGGAGTGGATCCCGGAGGCCACGACGATTCCGCTGCCAACCTCCGAGCCGATCTCGGATGCGAGGGGCCCAGGGACTCCGACCCGGTGCAGCCCCGCGGCAGTCCCGGACGCCACGCCCGTGCCCACCACCGTGCCGGCAGCGCTCTCCCCAACCTCGCGCCCGGCTGCGCGCATCTTGTGCCCGGGCGCACCCGCGATCAGGCCGTGGACGCCCGGAGCCATCGCGCCCGTCACGACGCGCCCGACCGAGGGCTTCCCGTGCGGGCCCCAGTCCGGCTCCTTGCGCTCCTTCTTGGAGATCGAGCCGACCTCGATGCCGAAGGCGTTCTTGACCACGGTGGTTCGCTCCCTCTGCTTCTTGTCGGCGTGCAGGACCAGCCCGTAGAGTGCGCCGACTCCGGCGCCGATCGCCGCGGGCTTCCCCGCGTGCGCGACCGATCTGGCCACCCCGCGCGGGTTCGCGGCGACGGCGGTGCGTGCCATCCGTCGTCCCATGCGGTTGCCCCGCATGATCGAGTCGAACTCCTTGTTCGTCGCGGCCTCGCGCGCCTTCCTGGAGGTGAACTCCTGCATGGCCTGCTCGTGCTCGGCGCGCATCAGGTTGTTGTTCCCGCCCCCGTTGGGGTGCTGCTCGAGCCGCGGCGGCTGCTCGCCAGAAGAGATCGGGCGCAGCGCACGGCCTACGAGGTGCCCGGCCACGCCGCCGCCAGTGGCCCCGACGGCGGCGTACTTGGCCTTCTCCTTGCGGTCCTTGGACCACGCCTTGGAGAGCGGCCCCACCTCGACACCGAAGGCGTTGGTAGTCATGGCTTCATCGTCCCGTCACTGTCGAGGTTCACGCTGAGACCGGGACGCGCGCGCCGGACCCGTGGATGCTGAAGCCGGGACGCTCGCCGGACTTGACCTTCTGCCACTGCTCTTCGTCGTTGACCTTGAAGCCGACCCACCAGCCCAGGGGCAGCGCGTCAGGCGCCAGTCCCAGCGCCTCGAGCTTCTCGGGGGTGACCACGATCGACTCGATGAGGTCCGAGGTGTGCAGCGGCTCGTCGCGCTCGAGGAAGGCCGTCCGCTTGGACACCCGGGCGTGCATGTCGCCGCCCTTGCGCGAGTGGATGACGTAGCGGTAGGCCGCGTCCTCCGTGGTCTCGATCGGGACGTAGTCGCCCTGCAGGTCGACCACCGGCTGGCCGTCGACCTTGGACAGCGAGCACCAGCCGAAGACCAGCCGCTTGTCGGTGTCGAACTTCGAGATGACCCCGCTCCACTCGACCTCGGCGCCCTTGGCCAGCGTGGTCGGCTTGGTCTTGCCCGCCTGGTTCTTCAGCGCGCGGGCCGCGATCGCGTCCCCGCCCAGCTCCGCGGTGTGCAGACCCAGCCACGCCCCGCCGGCCACCAGCGCCGCGCGCTTGGGGTTCGAGGTGATCGGGCGCAGCGCCTTGGAGCCCTTGAGCGCCTCCCCGACCTTCTCGGCCGTGCTGAGCTTCGCGTGCTTGGGCGCCGAGACGTGCTTGCCCTCGGTGACGCCCTTGGCGTCCTCGATGAGGTTCTTGCCGGTCAGCGCGGCCGCGTGCACGCCGCCGGTGATCGCCACGCCGTTGAGCAGCTGGCCGGTGCGCGTCTCGGTCCTGCTCGCGTCCTTCTTGGCCACCTTGCCCTTGGTCGGACCCTGGGGCGGACCCTTGGGCCCGGCCGCCATCGGACCGCCGAACGCTGCCTCGGCAGGGCCGGCCTGGACCGGCTGGGGCTTCATCAGCGCCGGGTCGATCTTCTTGGGCTTGGGGACGATCTCGTCCGTCTTGCGCTCGAGGTGGGCCTGCTTGACCTTGGGGTCGGGCTTGTCCTTGACCCCGACCGGCTGGCCCTTCTTGGGCGAGGGGTTGGGCTGCGGCCCGCGCACGTCGGCCGTGTCGGCCATCGCCTGGCGGGTGCTCGCGCCCCAGGTGCTCGCCACCGCGGCCACGTGGGAGTCGTCGGCCACCTTGCCTGACTTGGAGACCAGGTCGTCGAGCAGCGCCTGGGCCTGCTCGCTGGTGATCGCGCCCAGGCGGCGGTGGTTGATGATCTCGGTCGCGGCCTTCTTGATCTCGTCGATCACCGAGGGCGTGGGCTTGACGACCATCTTCTTCTTGCGCACCTTGAGCGGGGCGTTGACGTGGAAGCTCGAGGGGTCGTCCATCTTGGAGATGAGCTCGCGCGGGTCCACCGCGCCGGCGAAGGCGTCATCGAGGAGATCCAGCACGGTAGTCACATCTCCATGGTGGCTCATCTGTCACCCTCCACGTCGTCGATCGGCGGGGCGCCGGCGGCCATCTGCGCCGGGGTCTGCGGGACCCACGGGGGCTCGTAGGGCAGCAGGTGGAAGACCCGGACGGTCTTGAACCGGGCGTTGTCCGGGTAGTCCTGGTCCGCCATCTCCTCGTCCAGGGCCACCCGCTGGTTGTTGTTGAGGTTGTGGAACTCGACGTCGTCGACGATGTACTTGCCCTCGAGGATGTCGGGCTTGGGGCCGTAGTGGCCGTGGAACACGAACAGGTCGGGCTCGACGTCGTCGACCGTGGAGTCCTGCATCTCGGTGCCCACGACCTGATCGCGCAGCTCGTCGACGGTGAGGTCCCCGGTGACGGCGCTCAGCGCGTCCTCCCAGGGGTTGTCCCGGTCGTAGACGATCGGCTTCTCGGCGTCCCACTGCGCGAACACCCAGACACGGCGCTGGTCGGGGGTCATGCCCTTCCAGCGCGCCGGCGGGATCTTGGCCCCGTACTTGCGCGCGAGCACCGCGGCGTGGTTGATCTGCCTGTCCGAGAGGTAGGCCAGCGGCCCGCCGCTGCGGTACTCGCCGTCACCGCTGCCGGCGTCCCAGTCCTGCAGCTCGTAGGCCTGCTCGTCGGCGCGCTCCTCGAGGTAGGCACGCTTCTTCCAGGCGTCCAGGCTGCCGATCTTGTTCTGGTAGGCCTTGTAGTTGGCCAGGGTGGGGATCCAGTTCGCGCCCTGGTGCCCCTCCTCGTCGATCAGCCCCTTCATGGAGGGCGTGACCCAGGCGTCCGCACCGACCACGCCGCCGTAGTGCTTGCCCAGACCGGTCGCGTCGAAGTTCACGATCGAGCCCTCGCGCAGCGTGAACAGCGAGTGGTCGAGGGGCGCCTTGCCCCGGTGGTCGAAGCGCTTCTCGCCCGCCTTGGACTGCATGTGGTTGGCCACGGCCTGGAAGTAGTCCGCGCCGTTGAGCACGACGAGGTTGTCCTGGTAGGCGGGGTCCCCGAGGTCGGCGGGCTCGACCTCCTCCTCCTCGACCTCCTCGTCCTTGCTCGGCTCCTCGTCCTTGGACGGGAACCAGAAGATCCGGGTGATGATGCGCTTGGTGCTCTTGGCCCGGACCATCGCGCCGAAGTGGGTGTCGGGGGTGAGTGCCCGGGTCATGTCGCGGGACAGATCCCGGGTCTTGGACGGCGTCATGTCCTGGGCGGCCGTCATGTCGCGCGACGCGGTCATGTCCCTGACCATGTCGGCGGCCGGCACCATGTCCCGGACGACGGGTGCCATGTCCCGGGTCGTGGCGATCGCCTCCTCCACCTTCTGGCTGGCCAGGGCGGCATCGGCAAGCAACCCGGCGATGTTCACGGCCTCGGGGTCCACCACGCGCTCGCGCACGCGGGCGGACTCGGGCTTGGCGGGCTTGAGGACCGGCTGGCGCTTGAGCCCGCGGCCCTCGGTCCTGGACCAGCGCCCGTCCGCGTCGCGGGTGTCGGGGTCCTTGCCGTAGGCCTTCGCGAGCTCGAGGGCGAACGGGGAGTACGAGAGCTCGACCGTGCACCGGCAGTTCGGGTGCGCGCCGGGGCAGACCAGCTTCCCGCTCGCGAGCTCGAACATCTCGTCCAGGCCCACGCTCTGGCCGTCGACCGGTCCGCACACCGCGCAGACCTTCTCGTCGTGGGCGGTGCGCCAGACCTTCATCGCGTCGGGCGGGATGAGGCCCTGGTTGCGCTGGAACTGCCAGACCATCGTCTTGCCCAGCTGGGAGGCGTGGTAGCTCTCGTTGTCGGCCAGCCCCATCGCGCGCCGGCGCAGCATCTTGACCAGCATGGAGTGGTTCTCCGGCGGGATCTCGGCGGTCCGGTAGGACGCCGGGCGGATCAGCAGCGGGCTGATGAAGCCCTTCATGCCCCGCTCGTCCAGGCCGTACCCCATGCTCGCGCGCCGCCAGGCGACGCCCGGGTCCCAGCCGGCGTTGAGCTGCGCGGCGAAGCCCTCGGCCACCGCGGACGCCGAGGTCTGGTTGGCGTAGTCCCCGAGCGCCCCTGCGTAGGACTCGGCCAACGCCACGACGTCGTGCTCGGTCAGGCCCTGGGTGCTGCCGAGCTCGATCGCGTAGCGGAATGCCTCGATGCTCATCCGCATCCAGGCCGGGGTGACCTTGCCCCAGATCTCGTTGATGAGCTCGACCGCGGCTCCCGGCGTGGGCGGCGGGGCGTGCTCGGACAGCGCCTTGGCCGTCAGGGCGAAGGAGGCCAGCAGGCCCGCGGCGATGACCACCGCGACCCTGGTGTGGGGCTCGGTGCCCTCGGGCTCGACGTAGCCGTCCGCGGCCCCCTGCTCGAGGAACGCGGACGCCGGGTCGATGCTCAGATCGGGTCCGATGGTCACGGGACGATGCCGCCCCGGCGCTGCCAGGCCGCGACCTGCTCAGGGCTGAGCTCGCCGCCGACCTGCGCCTCGCTGCCGCCGGCGATCACTCGGTCGACCGCCTTGCCGGCGTCGCCCGCGTCCGCCACCACCAGCAGCTTCTCCTCGACGTTCTGGGGACCTGCGGACCCCGGGACGACCTTGGCCGCGCCCTCGCGCTGCTCGGCCTCGCGGGCGTACTTGAGCGCGACGTGCGCCTTGTCCAGCCCGTAGAGGTCGTCGGTGAGCCGCTCGAACTCGTCCTGGCTGGGCTCGGGGTACCGGTCCTTGGCCGCGCCCTTGGCATCGGCGTGGTTGCGCTCGGCAGCCAGCCACTGGCGCAGCTGGTGCACCTTCTGCACCCGGATCACCGGGATCGCGCGGACGAGCTGCGGGATGTTGTCCGCGTCGAGGTCCTCGCGCGAGAGCACCTGACGGATGTCCTGGTCCTGGTCGAGCAGCCCGAAGAAGTGCTCCTTGGCCACGGTCGGGTCGCTTCCGCCGGCATCCGCGGCGAAGGACTCCCCGAAGTCGAAGTCCTCTGGGTTGCCGTCCAGGGCAGCGACCTCGTCCCACTCGGCCAGCGGCTTGGACCTCTGACCCAGCGCCGGGCCCAGGTCGATGTCGAGCACATGCTTGTCGTGCGCGACCCGCAGCTGGTCCTTGGCGCGTGCGGCGAACTCCGGCTCGCGCAGGTAGCGCGACCGGAAGTTGGGGTCGATCAGGTTCCCGAAGTGCTCCTTGAAGAAGGCGTCCACGGCGGGCCCCTGCGCGCCCCGGTTGTCCTCGAGCACGTACTGGCCCAGCGGCCCGGTGGCGCGCGGCCCGATCTTGCCCGCGCCCGCGCGGAAGGCGTCCGCCGCGGCGAAGATGGCCTCGCGCTCCTCGGCCTGCGCCGAGCGGGTGACGGGCTCCACCACGGCCGCCGCCTTGGGCGCTTCCCCGGCTCCTTCGGCGGCGGCCGGCTGGCGCGCGGTGTCCCGCACGTCTCGTGCTCCGCTGCCCTGCGGGCTCCGGGGAGCATTCGGGTCTAAGCCGGTCTTGGGCCGCAGGCCGCCGAGCTTCACGTAGCCGGCGTCGGGGCGCGTGCCCAGGTTCCGCGCCTGGAAGTCCCCGATGTAGTAGGGGAACTGCTCCTTGAGCGCGTCGCCCGCGTACTTGAAGCCCTCGCCGTCGAGCTTGAGCGTCGAGGTGCGGTGGATCTGCTCCTCGAGCGCGGCCTCCTCGGCAGCCTTGATCTTGGCCTCGATACCCAGGGTGCGTGCCGGTCCGCCCGCGCCCCACTTCTCCGAGATCTCGGCGTCCGCGCGCTCGCGGGCCATGGCCGGCGTGACCTCCTTGAGGCCGCGGGGCTGGCCCTCGACGTAGGAGGACCACTTGGCCCGGATGGCCTGGGACTCGTGCTCGACCACGTCGGCCAGGTTGTCGACGTCGTAGCCCGCCCGGGCGGCGTAGTCGCGGGCGGCCTCGTCGGTCACCTCGGTGGCGATCGCCGCGCGCTGCTTCTCGGACAGCCGCGGGTTCATCCGGGCCCGCGTCTCCTGCTCCGCGACCTCGCGCTCGTAGCCGTTGGGGTTGGCGACCGGGTCGTAGGTGCGCGCAGCCTTGACCTTGATCTCGGCCTTGAGCGAGGGGTCCAGCCCGCCGATGTCGACCTGGCCGTTCTCGATCGCGTCCAGCAGGTGGCCGTAGCGGCTCACCATCCGGGCGGCCTTGTCGTTGAGCCGGCGTCCACCCCGGAAGTTGTCGTCAAACTCGAGGGTGAAGATGCCCGAGTTGGACACCACGGTGACGCTGCGCGCGCCCGAGACCAGGCCGGTGTAGATGTCCTCGGTGGTCAGGCCGCCGTACGCGCGGGTGCGCACGTACTCGC